TGTAAGATATAAATATCTCATTCAGGAAAACAATCGTTGTACGATTGTACCCCCACACGATCGCCGTGTGGTATCCTAACTCTCGAGAGAGTTTCTTCCGACTAGTTATTCTCATAGTAGAGTGATGTTTTAATTCCATCTCGAATTTTGCTTCAAGACCTGCCCCAAAAGTCTTAAGATACAGCAGTAGGATCTCCATATACATACATAATTGGAGAACCAACAAATAAGCCTAACTGAAAATCTTCAGCAATGCTTACATATTTGTCAATACGCATGTCCTGTGTGTCAGTACCACTAGGTACATCAATCATCAATTCATGAGCCATTTCTGTCTCAGCATAACGATTAATTTTCCTAGCTGGTAAAAACCTTTGTCCCGCAGTATAAAAACCAGTTTCATACTCTAAACAAGGATTCACAGTCATTGGAGTAACTGCTGTACCTCCCAGTCCTGATGCCATTGCATCCAGGCGCTGAGAGCGCATATTTCCTACTACACCAGTGTACAGGTGTTCATCACTTCCATTCGGTTTGCCAAGAATATTATGGCGAGCTGCGGAAAATGAACCCATTCTATTGGCAGAACCAATAGTAGTGACCATAGCTTTATGTCTCATTCCTCCCCTTCTGCAAGCGAATGCAGGAGTTAGGAAATTTAACAGCGTGGTACTGCAAAAGTTATAACCTACAGTTGTAGCTGTAGAGTCATCAGCAGTGTCCTGTCCATTAGTCTCCCATCCTCTGTAGAATGGAAAATCATGAATGTCTAAAGCTACAGCACGATCTGATCCAGTAGTACCAATTCCCCCAGGAAAATAACAATTGTGATAGTTATACCTGCGAAGCAATTCCCTAAGTGAAACGATCCGTTCACCTTGATACACAAGATATTGATTATTTTCAGGAATATGTTCTCCTGCTGCAAATGAATCTACAGCTTCCACGACGGTGGGAGAATTGGAAGTATCCTCGGCAGATGCCAAAGTGGCATCTGGAGCAACTTCAGCTTGTTGAGCATGAAGTGAGAGCAAGGATATGTTTTTGGTTGTTGGAACAGCAACTGCAAAGTCGTCCCCTGCAGCAACCCAGACTTGGATTTTCACATCAGCAGCAGTGAGAGATGGTGTTGCCAACTCATTTACTACGTACACAGTAAGTGATCCATTGTCATATAGGCCACCACAAGTTACAGGATTTACGTCATCGTAAATTGTAGCTGGTGCAATAGTTCCTAATCCGGCATTGAGTGCCCAAGCACGAATGTCTGCCCATTTTACCTCATATTCAAAGTCTCGATTTTCAGAAATATCGATAACTGTAGAATAAGTTTGATTAAATGGAATAGCACCACCTGGTGAGGTGGCCGGATTATAAACAATACGGATACGTCCCCTATGATATTCAGAACACACAACGTTAAATCGAAATTTAATGGAACCTTGCCATGCTTCAAATGGTGTTGCAGCATAAGCAAGAGCTGTGGTATGAATCTCAGTAACTGGAGCTGACACAACAGTATCTCCATACAGAGGAGCTACTATCATAGATGTCAACATAGTATCCGTTGTCGCTGTTTCTGGCCAATCAAATTGTCTAAAATAAGACCATCTTTGTGCGATAGAGTTAACGGTTAACTCGTCTTCACCTCCGAGACCCATTAATCTAGAGTCTACACTCAACTCATTTTTAGAGTCAAGTGTTAACTTAATAAGGGCCTCAGGTGCGTCAGAGTTTGCCAAATTCCCCATAACACGCGGAGTATAAGGTCTAATTTCGTCCAAAATTTGAGGGCGAGAATATCCAAAAATGCGTGCTACATCTCCGATTTTCGTGGAAACCATAGATGTAGCCTTCGCATAGGGTGCCAATACTGGGATTTGAGACAGTGCATCTGCAGCCGAAGCTATTGCAGACGCCGGTTTACTAATCAATCCTCCACTTGAAAACTCATCGTTAGACGATGTGTTGGAGGACTTCTTCATTGTCTTCTTTGTCTTAGTACTGGCCTGTTTACTGTAAGGTTTAGGAAATCCAAACTCATCAAGATCAGCTTCATCCACAGCACCTTGAGCAGATGCAGTAGTAGGAACTGAAAGAGTTAGGTTCTCCGCCCAACAGAAAACAGTAATTGTAATGGGGTCTGTGCCCCCATTGGCATGATTTAGAACATCGAAATCGTGAATATCAATTTCTCCCATTTCATCAGGCCACCCAGCCTTCGTAATATCCAAATAATTTTCTGGCCAAACAAATGGCAAAAGCATTTCTCCTCCCTGAGAAGAAGTTGGATCTAACAAAAGATGTGGTTTTTGGGAAGCTTGCATTAAGTCT